AGACGTTAAGTAATCTACAACATCATCGATAATTAAATCAGAGCTGTAATCAAGTACATCAGCAAAGGCTGTATTACCAACAATTGTTTGTGTTGTTGATTTTGGAGCAAAGAACTGAGTTGTTCCTTTTGCTCGCATTGAGATATCACCGAACTGAGTACCTGAGTTGTTCAATGTCATCTGACCACCGTTCAAGGCATAGAATGCGCAACGAACGAAGATTGACAAAGAACCAATACCGTTAACACCAGCACCGTCTCGAGCAACATATCCTAAACCGTTTTGAGTACGAGGTGTAAAACCAAAACAAAGTACGTATGTATATAATGAATCGGTATCAAGTACTCTTCTATCTGCAAGTACACAACCACCACCACGACCTACCGCCCTGTTAGGGAAGTCGTCAATTCCGATTGACTGAACAACACCAGTACCACCAGATTCTGAAGTTACTGTATCACCAACCGCAAATCCTTGACCGTTCTTAAGGTTACGAACTCGGATTGTTCTTTTCTGATTTACATCACCAGGAACAGTTCCTTTGAGTGCATCTAATGAATCATCCCACGATAAGAAACCAATACCACCGGATGAGAATCTAATTTCATCATCAAGTTTCCATAAACTGTCTACTGGTGCAGCGGCGTTACCTGTAATGCTTGCTTCAAGTACAAATGTTTGACCAAGGTCAGCAAGAGTACCTTTTGTGTTATAAGGATTAAGAGGTGGTTCAACATCTTGACGTAAGAAGTTAGATAACTGAGTACTATCTCTTAAGTAAGGTGAACGTAATAACTTGGCACCAGGACGATAGGCAATTGCGAAACCACCTTCTGGGAAGTCAAAGTTATCAACTTTAAAATTCTGATAACCAAATCCTTGAACGTAACCACCAGAACCAACTAAGATTCCGTTATTGTTTTCGTAGCCAGGAAGTAGTTCGATAACTGTAGCATACTGTCCAGATGTAGATGTAATAGAACAATCATCAGGCAACATTAAGTTACCTTTTGTATAATAAGTACCAGGACCTACTGAAATATGAACAGCATTATTAATTGCGTTACGATTTAATTCGCCGCCTGCTTTTTCTAAACAAAGTTCAAATGCTCTTTCCAATGTTTGTACTGGTGCTAACATTGTACCTTGATTTTCGTCACTACCTGAGGCTGCATCAACGTGAACCTTGAGTGCTTGTGCAGTTGACTTAGAAACTTCATCAAATAATTGCTTATATGAAATCTGTTCGGTATCACCTGTCTTTTCGTTACGAATGGCAAAGTATGATTCTTCAACCATCGGAGCTTCGAATTCTTTCGTAAGATCCATATCAAAGTCAGCTAATCTTGACTTATCAATTACACCACCGCTAAATGTTGATTGCTCAATTCCACCATTTTCAAACGTGGAGTTATTTGCACCAAGACCGTCAGCAGTACTTGATTTGATTGTCATATTCGTAGATACAACATTTTCCATTGTACCTGTGAATTCACTATCTATAATAATACTATCAGAAATTGTAGAATCATCAATCGTTGAATTCGTTAGGACAACATTGTTACCTGTACCATCATTAAAAGATGAATCAGTAATAGCAATGTTATTAGCAGTTGAATTTGAAATCGTACCAGTTGTGAAATCTGAATCTGTAATTGCTGCATCAACAACAGTACCATTTGTATAAGTAGACGCAGTAATATCAGTCTGATCCATCGTACCACCGACGATATCAGAATTATTAATCGTTCCGTCGTTAAAGGTAGATACTGAAATTACAAGGTTGTTAGCAGTACTGTCAAGAAGCTGTCCATCCGTAAAGGATGAGTCAGTCATTGTGATATTATTTGCTGTACTATCGGTGATTACTGAATCATCAATAGTTGAATTAGTTAGGACAACATTGTTACCTGTGCCATCATTAAACTCAGAATTTGTTATTACGACAGCATTGGCCGTTCCATCATTAAATTCGGAATTAGTTATGACAACGTTATTAGCAACACTATCAAACAAGAATGAGTCAGTAATGACAACGTTATTAGCAACACTATCAAGAAGTTGTGAATTTGTTATAACAACATTGTTTGCAGTGCCGTCTAAGAAATCAGAGTTTGTAATCGTTACGTTGTTGGCAGTACCATTAAATATTTCACCGTCGGTAAACGTAGAAAAGGTAATCGCAATATTATTTGCAGAAGAATCGGTAATGACTGTATCACCAATTGTGCCACGCAGCCAAAAATTATCATTAAGTTGAGAATTAGAGATGACCGTATCTTTAATTGTACCACGAAGCCAATCAGTATCTTCAATGTCAGAATTGTCTATCTGTACATTATCAATACGAGAGTCACGCATGACAACACCAGAGATTGTTCCTCCAGTGATTCTGATCCTAGAGAAGATTTCGTACTGAATCGCCTCGACTAATTCCTCTCTAGTGATGTTACTCGTACCGTCGTCACCTTGTACAAGATTAACAATAACAAACAAATCTTCTGTTCGAGTATTGGCACCAGTGATCGGAGGTAGTTCTGAAATTTTTGCCATCTTTAGTCTCTTATCCTTGTGGTATTACCTTATTATTTATAAGACCATTCTTTAATTGCTTTCGTTTTTAAGCTTGTTTTCTAAAACAATTACCTTTTCACTCAATTCTTTTACCGCATTGATTAGCAGTGGCACTATTTGTTGATATCTTACTGCTTTGTAAGACTCATCTTCCATTTCAATATTATATACTACTTCTGGTAATATTTCTTCAATCTCTTGCGCAATAACACCTGGTATTGTTGCGCCTGGCTTGTCTTTATAATTAAACATATAGGTGTTTATATTATTTAATTCGGCCAATCCTTTTTCCATCGGCACGATATTTTCTTTTAATCTTCTATCTGATGCAGAACCGTTTGTTGTAACGTCACCAGCAAATACTGCGTTACCTGACTGATCTATTCTCGCCTTAACAGTACCGCTTGAATTCTGTACATCGATGTTACCGTGGAATACTGAACCCGCTGTATCATCGTCTGAACCTACACTGAATACACCACCAACACTTAAACTGTTACCAACAGCAAGTCTTGTATTAATTTCTGAATAAGATGTTCCAAAGCGAGCGACCGTTGATAAACCACCCGAACCAGCAGCTCCAAGGCCAATCTTAATAACAAAGTTACTTTCACCGAGGAAGTTAGAATTTGATTTTTGATCTAATAGTACTACACCTAATCCATCACCGTCTAATCCGTTAACCGCAGCATCTCCATTCATTGTGATGTTTGATAGTGAAGGTGTCATAGAACCAGTGATTGCACCAGTTGTGTTGTTATATGATATGTTTGTTGCGGCAGATAAAGCAAGTCTTGCTCTTGCATCGGTATAATAAAGATTGGATGATCCTTCGGCTACATCATCAGAACTTAAACCTGCACCACCTGCACCAATTGTTAAACTACCTACTGTAAGGTTTTCTGTAATGACTGCGTTTGGAACCGTTAATGTACCTGCAGTTGATAACTCAAATTTGTTAGCACCTGCACCAGTATCAATAATAAAGTTACCTGGGCTCGAGTTTTCTAAACCAACATCCCAACTTAGTGATCCATCAGAATATCTTGTTTGACCACCTGAACCTGTATATAGGAATGTTGCTACTGTTGCTGCAGAACCGGAGATTTGTATTGGTGAATTAAATCCTACTGTTCCGCCACTTGATACTGAGCCTATTGTGTCAGCACTAAGTAAAGTACTTGCTGATATGTTAGTAGCAGAAAATGAACCTGTTAATATAGCATCACCGGCTGTAGTCTCAGGACTTGATTCAGACGCAGTCATTATGTTGGTTGCTAACGCATCTACCAAGTCATTGGTTTTAGTAAACCAATTCTCAAAGGTTTGCGACGTTGTTATGTTACCTATATTCTGGGCCATTTATTTCTCTTCCAATTTTTCAATACGTTCGTAGATATCAAGTATGCTTCTTTTGATATCTAACAAATCTGTTTGTATTCTATCAACTTTGCGATAAAAGTTCCGTTCTACTTTATATTTATTGAGCGCGGCCGCGTCAGTATTAAGTATTGCTCCGGTTGCCTTGTCTCGGTTTATAGTTGTAGTTGACATTATTCAAATCCTAGGTTAATGCGATGCCGCGATAATCGTTCAGGGTCGGCGCGTTGTGAATATTTGGTGATAACATGTCAATACGAATTTGGAATCTCTTGAATCCTTCGAATGATCCAGCTTGGCTTGAGTATGCAAACGCTGAACCAGGCTGACCACCTGTTTTATTACTATCGGCAATTTTAAATTTAAACTCTCGATAGTCATTAATATTAGCAGCAGTAGAATAAGAACCTACACCTTCAAATAATTCCATTTCAGTCCAACCTAAATTATCGAACTCATCAAAGTCGTATCCATTCTGTGCTTTAATATAAACCTTAACATCTGTCCCAGCAGGACGATAAGCAGATAACGTTAATTGGAAATCTTCTGCATCAAGATCTTCTGCCAATTCAATTTTCTTACTAATATATTTAGATGTTGTATCGGCAACGTTAGTAATCTTATATTGATATGCAATAAGTTTAGATGCTTCAATATCAACGAACGAAGTAGATGTTACGTTACTTCCATTATCCATTGTGATATTTAACGTAAACGATTTTGATCCACTTGGGTCATTAGATCTACTATAAAGAATAACACCTTTTTCTGTAAAGTAGTTATTATCGTTAAATTGCATCGGCTTAGAATAAGTAACATTAATATCAGAAGGAGGAACAAACGTACCTGTTAAATTCGCTCTTGAAGAATTATCGTTTGCCTTCATAATCATCGGTTGAATATAACTTAGATTGATATTATTAATAGATGCAATATTAGCAGTTGATGAACTATCCAATCCTTTAATTAATGTACTAACCGCGAATAGCTTTGAACTTGTTGCTGAGGAATTAACCAGATGACACTCAAAAGGATTCCTTGCTACATCATACATATCCAATTCACCAACAACGACAGGCGTGTGAGTTATTGAACCAGATAATGAAGAAGGTGTTTCTAATACCATTTCGCTTGCGTTTGTGATTGAAGCAATCTTATGTATTTGAATAGGACTGCCTACTTTAGTTAGTTTTATAAAATCACCTGCCGCATAATTATCTGTTAGCAATGATCCGCCTGTAATAGCTTTAGCAGCAATTGCAGCAGCATTCTCAGCAGGATCAGATAAAGCAACTTCTTGATAAATTAATTCACCAGGAGTAAATTTACCTGTGACGTTATTTAAAGTAAGGAACTCGTGATTATTATTCGTTAACCTAACAGTACCAGTTGAAGTATTAAAGTTATGTCTTCTTAACGTAAATTTAATATCTTCGTCTTGATATGATTTCCAAGCAGAGTTATTAGTAGATGTAAATAGAACACCGTCACCCCAATCCTGAGTAATAGCAGAACCTTTAGTTGCTCCTGGTGTTAAATCAATTCCACCAACCTTAGAAGTAAACACAAGGTAATTAGGATCTGACGCATCAGGTTGAATCACAACTGAATATTCTTTTTCTGTATCTAATCGTACAGGTGCTTCAAAGGTAAACGTTGTTGCTGCGGAAGCATCGTCAGAAGTATTTACGTCAGCCGGCAATTTATGAACTGCGGAGAAAGGTAATATTTGATTCGTTGGGTAACCATTTACAACTTCACGTATTTGAACTGTAACACCATTCAATGCAGCACCCGTGTTTGCACCAGACGCAGTATTAGATGGTTTACGTTTAAAGAATATGTCAATATCAGATAAGTAAACCGAATTAGAACCTGCACCCATACCTTTCTTAATAAAGAATGTTTGTGCAAGTGGATCTCTACCTCGAATACGTCGAGCAACGTTTCTTGTTGTTACTGTAGTGTTTACATCAAAGTTTGGAGCTCTTGTTGAAGTTGTTAAACTTGTTTTCTCAACACTGAAGTTATATGCTCGATATGTAACGAATCCTTTACTTGTTGAAGCAGAGTCAATACTTGAATATTGATTTACGTCAGCAATTTCTAATACTCTATCACCTACATAGAATGTTTCGGCAGGCAAGTGGAATACAGCCCTCAGTACACCGTTTGCATCTGTTAGAACCGAAGCGCCTTTAACTCCGAACCTTCCTACTTCGCCAACGCTGTTAGCAGTAGGTGACCCAGGTAATACATGTGCATCAACATTCACTCCATCAAAGTAGAAGTAATGTCTTTGATTAGGTCTTAATCCTGACATATAAACTTTGATATCTCTCGATGCCATATAAGGTTGGAATCTAAAGTCGGAAACAAATTCACCAACAAATGATTCAGTAGTAGTTGAACTGTCTATTTCAATTTCGCTTGTTCTTGTTGTGATAGTAGTTGTTTCTAACCCTGCACCACGTCTTCCTCGTCTACCGCGATCTGCTACAAAACTTGAAGCCTGTCTTGTATCAGTCATAGGTAAGAATGCTTGAATCTCATCAACGAATTCTTGGAAAGGAGTAGTTAAATCAATATCAATAGAAGCAGGATTAACTGTTGTATCATAAGCAGCATCGTAAGGTGGAGATATAACTCCATCACCTACATACTTATAGAAGTTACTTACACAGTTTCTAAAGTTAGATGCATAAGGCTGATTAATAATACTAACGTTAGAGTCTCTTCCAAGTGTTGCCACTTTGCCGTCATCGGTTGATGGGAATACTGAAGCGCCTGTTGCTGATTCATAAACCAAATCTAATGGGAATGTTTTCAACGAAGGAGTTAATATCTTTTTATTAAATGGTACGGCCGCATTAAATTGTGGATGCGATACTTCTGATAACTGCAAGTTGTTAAAAGGATCTACAACAAAACCGTTCTTAAATCTATTTAAACCATTCTCATCACGAACAATCATATTTGATGTTTCGGATTCTAATTGATTCAGCGAGATATAATATGCCATGTTATCAATCTTCTTCTCTAAGGAATGAAGATCTTTCATTGTGTAATTCTTTATACCTGTAGCTTTTGGCTTAATAGCATAACCGTCTTTACGAAGAATATCAGCTTGTTTCTTAGACAATGCAGGGAAGGTTGGAATCTCAACATTTGCGATTGCTAATTGATCTGTTTCAAGTCGTGGTGGAGATGGGTTCTTCTGTTCTTCACCTTTAACTAAAATAATATCACCATAAGAATCAACCGCAACCGTATCAATTCTTGATAGGTAATGTTCTATGTCAGTCTGTAATGATTGTTGTGCAGACGGTATTAATGGCGCAGGAAGATTTGAGAACGAAACAGGTTGTGTTCCAACAGTAGTTGTAATTACTGGTGCTTGGTTAGGAATCGTTGCCGTATAGTTTGCATTGCTAATAATATTAACATGAGGTCTAAAGTCGAAACAATCTCTCAAGTTATATACTTGACCTGATTCAGATGTATAAGAAGGAATCTCATACCTTTCTAATGTATTAGGATAACTGTTAATTGAGAAGAAGTATTCACCAGTAGAATCATTTACCTGAAATGCTTTCATCTTTGTAACCATAACGCCAGTAGGTGGCTTAGGACGGCCTTCAATATATTCTATATAAGATATATCGTAATAGGTATCCTTCTGATTTGGTTTTAATCTAAAGCTGTTTGTCCAATCTTCATCTGCTCCACCAGGACCTGTTCCTTCAGTAATAATTGAAGTAACCTCAAATACATCTGGGAAACCTAAACAGTACTTAGTCTGCGAAGGTGTGTAATTTGATTTAATGTTAGGTAGTCTAACAATTTTATTATAAGGATCAACACCACCTGAAGAACCAACAAGTCTTTTATTATAAAATACTTCTACCGTACCATTCACTGCTGAATCAACAACAATGTTAAGTTGTGAATTATTTAAAGCAGTAGTTCTACTTATAACAGGATGCTGTGTTCCAGCAAGGTTAACTAAGATTTCTGTAATTTCGTTTAAGCAATTAAAATCTTCACCTGGATTTGCGGTAAGAGTAATTGTACCACTTGTACAAGTTGCAGAGGTTTGAGCTCTTACAGGAATGAATGTATTTGTTGTTGCGAATAATCCATCAACACCAGTATCAAAGACTAACGACTTTCTTGCAGTCTCTTTAATAATTGGAGCGCCGAAACCAGTAACTTTAACAGGTACGTCACCAGATCCATTATTTGAATCGTTTAATTTCGTAACACCGCTAAGTGCCTGAGCGCCTGAGAAAAGTGCGTGATGAATATAGATTCTCGAAGGAGTCATATTTAAAACAGCAACAGAACCTGCCGATTGACTTGATGCATTTTGAACATCAGATAGACTTGCTATACTAAGATTTAAGTAACCGCGACTTGCAGATGATTGATCTATTTCTAAATAGTTTCCATATTCCATTGAAACATTTTGACTATTAATTGTATCGGTTGTTGCGATTTGGTCAATTGTAAATGAACGCTCACCAGAATTCTCAACTCGATAACCTTTCACATACGCAGTACCTTGTCCTACGACAACCTGTACTTCTGTATTTGCCGCACCAGCAGGAATACGATCGTCTGTACCTAATGGGAATCTTTCAAGAATATAGTTTCCTGATTCCTCATGAGTACGGCGAGCCATCTCTTCGCCTAATACGTTGTATTGTGATATATCACGAATTGTAATTGGATTACCATTCTGATAACGAACTAACGTGAAGAAGTCAGAGGATGCTGTGGCAGTTGATGTTTCCAATACTGTTAATGTTGGAATAAGTTTTAATCTATCTGCGCCAGGAGCGTTTTCATTCCTAGAACCGTTTGCATTATCGTATAAGCTGCTATCTTGTATTGAAGTCGTTAAGGATTCAGTAACTAAATAACCAACTGATTTATCATCAGGAGTGTTACTGTACTTCTCAACAATTAATCTTTGTTCTGCTGTAAATATGAAATGGCCTTTCTGGAATATAATACCAGGAGCAGCTTCGATACCGAATGCTTTACCGACTGCAGGAGTTGCTCCGCCACCGTAAACAGCAAGGTCTTGACTGACCATAGTATCAACAGTTAATGCTTCGGTAGATGTTCCACGCAGGAATTTGTACCTTGTAACAATTAAAGATTCACCAGCTTGGAATTGTGTCTGACCTGAAACACCAATATTTAAATAGTTAATAAAGAAAGTATTTAGATTAGGCGGTCTTGTTTGGAAACCTGTACTTGCTTGTACAATTTCTGCTTTAAGCTGAGTTGATTGACCTTTGACTTCGTAAACATAATCGAGTTCAACTTCTTGACCTAACAATGTTTCAACTGCAGGACCACTAATAAAGGCAGCTGCATTAAATCCTGTCGGTCCTTGATTTAATTTTACGAACTGGAGATCATCAAGCTCTGTAAAGTTACAACCCTTTACAACCGATCCTTCCTTGAATACATTGTCACCAAACGTCTCTACCTGATTTTGCAGTATACTCTGGAGTTGTGTAAGTTCTCTTGCCTGAATTGCGAAGCCAGGCTTGAACATAACTCGATAGAATTGCTTTTCGGCATCGTAGTCATCGAAGTACGGCGCTTGGTTTAAATTTTTATTAATAGGCATCTTTGCGTATGTTCCTTAAAATTCCAGTACAAATTTAAATTCTTCTCTTGAGAGGTCAGTCCTTGATAACGGGAAGAAATCTTCCATAAAGTAAACCTCACCTGTTCTTTGAATATAATCTGAATACACTACATTATCTTCTATAGGATTATTTATTGTTATTCGCTGGCCATTGTTTGATGTAATTGTTAAAGATGGGTCAAATGACGTATCTCCGTTGCCAATTACCTTATTATTTCTGTATGGACCGATATATTCTGCTAAAAATACGGTATTTGATGTAGAATCAATTTCGTGAATCTGCGCCGTAAAGACAACATCGTTATTTACGTCAATCTGTGTGATAACACTATTTGCATTTAATTTTGCGTAATCATCTGTCGTAATTGCTATTCTATTATCAAATATCTCAGGATCTATAGAAGTGTTTGCTTGACCGCTTCTCCAAGTTCCTGATGAAACAGATCTAAATTCTGGGCTTCTTACAATACCAATACATCCATAAGTATTTGTAAATCCGATCTTTGTATTATCTTCNGNTGTAATATAGGCATACATTGAGAAATGCTTACACCTTAATTCATCAAGCAAGTTATAACCGTGACCACCTTTAGGTTCAATAATTGGTCTGATGGTTGCTCTTATGTCTGTTGAAGTAACTACTTCAGGATTAAAATCAAGTGCAGGATCAACAACTCTTGCGGTCGCATTATTATATCCTGAACCTTTGTTTAATAGGATTATTTTATTTATTGTGGTTCCGTCAATCTCAGGAATTGCGACTGCTCCTATTCCGTCACCAGTAACTTCAACTCTTGGGAATATTTTAACAGTTGCATTACTCTGTGCACCACAAACAAAGAAGTCAGTTACAGCTTCCCATGACCCGCCTGAAGTATAGGCAGTAAATCCTGTACCATCAAGAGATGCGGTAAGGAGTGGAGTTGTTCTTAATGCGAATGTATCAGCAGTTAAACGATCGGCATAATAAACAGGAGTACCAGTTGATTTATCAACATTCAGTTCTGTCATACCACCAACATCGCTGAACGTAATAGGTTGGCCATCAACTAATCCATGATCTACTGCTGTAATGACAACTGGATTTGCTGCAGTTGCACCTTCAACAACACCGCGAGTTGGATTTGATATTTCACCACCTACTCGTATTTCAACTTTACCCGAAACTGGATTGGCTTTATAGAATTCAATTTTGAAAAGATTCGTAACACTTGAGCTTGCATTTGTTACATATAGGTATTGTCCTACATAGTAATTATCAATTACATTCCAATCCTGTTCTTTTGGATCAATTTGTAATCCAACAAGACCATGAACGTTAAATCCAGATGTTCTTCCATAAACAGTTTCTATTTCTCCATTCTTTTCTACATAGCCTTGGTTTGAATCTGAATTAGTAACTTTAATTTCAGAAATACCACCGCCAGCGATTGCAGCAGGTTCTGTTGTTAGTGTAGGATCAATTGGGATATAACCTAATGCATTCCAAGCTTCAAATTGTAATGTTGTGAGGCGGTACATATACTTCCATACATAACCATCGGCAGTTTCATAAATTTGATTTAAGTTAGCGGAATCAAATGTTGGTGGAGAAGATACACCAACCCTATCATTATTATTTAAGCATTTATAAATTCTATAATCACCAGTGTCATTATCGTTAGGACCAACAACTGCATAAAATTTTGTTTCATCTAAATCTGAAGAATCATCATACTCTTCATATACTACACCTTTCTGCCAAGGATAATACTTAATCATAAAGTTAATATCAGAGTTCTTTATCTTTTTAGCAAATAAGGTTTTCTCTAAAAATTCATTTTGAGAAGTAGCGGAATCAGCCGGAGTTATTCCACCGATACTAGACACAAACATGTAGAAGTCTTCGTTAGCCTTTGAATCGGCAATGAATAACTTATTTACATCTTGATTAAAATTGTTTGTTAAAATTTCAGGCATTGTTATATAATTCTCTATATTTTAGTTTATTTATTACGAACATCCTAAGAACTAAAAGAAACCTTTGGNCGAGGCCAAGCTCGGCCTGTAGTTGGTCTTCTTCCATACTTTGTTTGTTCAGTTCCGCCTGCGATATATTTACCTGAGCCCATACGAATACCCCAAGGAATATTTACTCTTAAAGGCTCTGTTCCTGCCAAGTCNGATAAATCAGCTCCGCCGTTACCATATTGCCCTGTTTTAATTGAAAAAACATCGCTCGAGCTATATAATTTAGTTGAAGGAAAATCGGCAGGTGTTGGTGGATTACTAAAGTCAATTAAATTTTCACTAATTAAATCTGCCTTTGCGTGATCTTGCATTAATTTTTTTAATTGAGCAATACTTGGATATACACCACGCTGAGTAAAATACCAATCTATAAATATAGCAGCGGCTCCTGCTGCAACCGGTGCTGCACAACTTGTTCCACTGAAATATCCCCACTTACCATCTTGGAAAGTAGTTGATGGATAACTTGTCCAAGTATATGCACCTTCCGCGGCCAGATCAATTGCTGGCCCACGGCCACTGTAATCATCTAATAATCTGTTTGTGTCATCTTGTTGACAAGCTGCAATTGTCAGTTGATTCGCTCCACCTTCTAATCCAGATCTTAATGGATAATATGTTGTCGTATTAGAAGTTACATTTGTACTAAACTGATTAACTCCGTTTGAATCTAAATTATTAATAATCCCATTGGCTCCTATACCAACAGTTACTTGAGTATTAAATCTTGGATCCTCAGGGTCAACAAATACTCGTACTGAATTACCTGCTGACTTAAAATGATATATTCCATTATAGTTATTATATTGACCCATTATTGTATCAAAGTATGATTCTCTGGTTTGTGCCGGAATTGGAACACACCAATACTTTGTGTTATTGCCTGGATCTTCTATGACTCTTGGTATAATGTTATTGTCCGTAAATGGTGTTAAGTCGTTACCCCAATTTAAACCTGGGCGATTAATAACTGTATTAAGACCTGTGTCTTTATCATAAACATTAAGTGATTGGATATGATCACAGCGATAATAGCTGTCAAAACCAGAAGTAATACCCCAAGCTCCAGTTACTACAGTTGCATTACGAACACCTGTTACTGGATTTACTGGTTTAGTATTATGCCATTGTAGAGCTGTATAGTAAGCGGTTGTAGTACCATCAGACAAATACATAACTCTTAAATTAGATTTTTTAGCCCAACCACAATACTTACCACCTGACGCACTTAGTACGCCGCATGCGTGGGAAGAAAACCAATTTGTATTATTGTATGATAGTTGGTTGTTTCTTGGATCGTTCATTGCTGCAGAAACCGTTGACCATTCCATAGGAATAAATTTAGAATTGTTTGTATCAAATTCTTCAAAGTCTGGATGATCTTCGTGGCCTGCATTACCTGCGAGAGGAGTTCCTGCCTCAATAGCAACTATATCAACATACTCACCAAGGAAATTACTTTTAACTGATTCTGCAAAAGTGTAATCACCAAAATATCCTATTGGAGGAGTACCTGATCCATTTCCAAGCGTAGTATCATTTGCTGTATAACCTGAAACACCTGCATCATTATCTTGGAATATATTTTGTAGTGTGCTAAAATTAGGTTTAGATAATACTGGGTCAAAGTATGTATTGAATAAAGCATATCCTAATGGATTATTTGCTGCCATTCCTGACATTGTTTTTAACGCATCAGCCCATTCCGGAGAAAGACTTCCACCGTCCCAAAATTGACTCATTTCCCACATCGACCAATTAACTAAATAAGTATATTCTTTATATGCAACAACCGCATCTTCTGGGTCTGTATTCCAATTTGTTGAATATCCACTTGGATCATATAATCCTGCATCTATTGCTTCTTTCATTGCTAAATGCAAGTCTGTACTTTGCCAAGCAAATGATGGATTCTCTTCAAGGATATATGCCAATGTTTCCATAGGGCATTCAGTTTCACTATTTGGAACTGCACCTGGAATACCAAAGTTATGAATCGTATGGAATAAATGTTCCATGATTTCTTCAATATCTCTATCACTTGTTGACGGGTCTGGCCCAGAAGTATTTTTATACCAAACCATATCATTGTGAACTGTTTTATTTAAAAGTTCATTATATCCTGCATATTGAGCAGCACCATTGTCTGTTAAAAAGTTTGGGCTATAAGATGCACCACCACCATAAGCAATTCTTTGAATTGTTGGTCGACCTTTATGTGGACCTATTACTCCAGCAAGTGTTTGAATTAATTTTCTTTGATAAGCTTTATTAACACCAGAATCAGATGAGTCCATCATTAAATCAATTACTCTTGCAGTCTTCTTTGCCCATTCGTCGGGTACTGCTGTTTGACCACCTACTGCTCCTGCTACCACAAGCTTGATTCCATTCACCGTAAGACTTCTATCAAACACTGCACCAACATAACTGTCCGTAACTAATTCGCCTTTTCTATAATCAGTATCACATTCAAATTCACTATTAAAATACATATTCATACTGGTATAGCTTGCACCATTATTAGAAAGAGGTACAGAGGTAATGTATCTTGTTAAATATTGAGTTGTACTATTTGATGGAATTTCATATTTTGGTGTAACTGCTGGATAAGAGTCTTCAAAAACCTCAGGCTCGGGTTCACAGAATTGAACTTTACCGCTTGCTCTAATTATGTCTGCTTCTTCTTCATTCAATATCAATACTATTATACCGTCAAAAAGATCTGGGTTAAGTTTTAACTCCATATCCCTTGCTTCGTTTTCCAAGAGATCCGTTTCCGGAACTCCTGGGTTCATAACGATATTGTAAAGTTTCTTAGACATTTATTAACTCTCTAGTTTGAGTGCAGCAATTGATACTGTAACTGTACCGGCAGATCCTGAGTTGTTTTTAATCGCAACTGGGACCGTTGTTTCATTGTTATCAAGCCAACCAAAAATACCAGGTGTTAATTTAAATACCTGAGTACCTGATTGTGTTGAAATAATTTCAGCAATAACTCCTGCGTCATCTGCAGGATCTGTTCCTTGAACTCTACTTGCATCGGCAGTTCTTGATGCCATATCAGAATATATTCTAACCCAACATTGTTTGTCTACAGTAATCTTTTGTAAAGCAAATGATTTGCCTAATGTTGCATACTCAACCTGAGCACTTGCACCATCAGCAATAGAAGAAGTTGTTTCTGATTCGGTAACTCTACTTGCACCACCACCGCCACCACCGCCA